TTCAGGGTTCTTGCTAAGCGGGCTATTTTGCGCGCTCCCAACTTCAGAATAAATGCCTTTGGTTTTGCAACCGTCAGTTTCGTCAAGCCAAATCGTTTCACCAGCCGCGTCTTTAGCTTCTTTCAGCTTGACAGCGTAATAGTTGTTAACGTCTTTGGCCAACAAAGCTTTATAACGGGTTTCTTCAGTTTCAAAGCCGGTTGCATTCTCCCAAAGCATAACGATTGTTTCAAGGTCTTTATAGCGGTCAACCGGGCATTTTATAACAATGCCGTCAGTGTTGGCGCTGACAACTGGAATGCCTGCCAATTCAATTGCTTCAATCAACATCATTAGCGAAAGCTGGCCAGTCATGCACACTTGCAACAAATGATGCGGGGCGGAAATGATAGAATACAAGTTACCAAGCTTGCCAAAGGTTCCGTTGATAACGATTTTAAGAGCGTCAGACACGCGCCCCCAATAAGCGGCTTGCTCGCTATCGCCAGCTTTTTTAGCAACTTGACTTTTGCGCTTAGCAGCTAGGCGGCGGTCAACAAGCGTTTGAAACACTGTTAGGAAAGCTTCGCCAAGGTGTTCAGGAAATAGCCGCTGATTTAGGATAATGCGCGGATAATAGCTAGCAACGTCACGGTCAATTAGAAGCGTGCGACTGTCTGCAAAATGGGCTTCAGCTTGCGTATATTTGCCGCTTCTGATTTTGACAGGTTCGCTTGTTTCGCTGGAATGCAAACCGCCAACGCCAAGCCGATAAATTCCGCCACCTAAGCGCGGGCGCAATTCTTCAATTTCTTGTGGGCAAAGGGCTGACCCGCTCGCGCCAACAACAAACGGCGTTGCTTTGACGACTTCTAGCGCGTGCTGAAATTGAGGCGTTTTGAATTGGACATAATCAGGAACGTTGTAATAAAAAGACCAACCCGGTTCAATGCTAGGCGGGCGACAATTGACGCCAAGCTTTTCAAGCTCGCTTCTAATAACCGCTTCGGCAATTTGAGCGTCAGACTTAGAGCGTAAATCAAGGTTATATTCGCGCCCCAATTCCTCGCGCAACTCCAAGCCAGGGCGCACGAAGTCAAACAACAATTCAGTGTTGTCAAGGTCATTAACGTTATAGTCGCGAACAATAGCCGCTTGTTCTCGCGTCAACATAGTGTCAGGCTGGAAAGGTAAATCTTGCACTCGCTCGCAATGCAGCCGCCCGCTATAAACTTTCAAGCTGGCTTCAATTGGCGCAACTTCAATTAAGTCAATGTGGTTGACGTTAAGAGCCTTGACGCCGTATTTGCGTTCAACTTCGTAAGCTTGCATTTCATTCAAAATAATATCGTCAGAAACTTGCTTCAAGCGTTCCGCTCTTGCACCTTGACAAGCAACAAGACACATTGGCAAGTCGTAAGTGCGGCTATTGAAGCCCACAAGCAAAAAGCGATGCAACACGAATGTCAGCAAGTTCAAGTTCATTTGACAGTCGGGGCTGTCTTCAAAATAGACAACCTTTCTTGACCGCGTGCAACGGAACGAAACTAGAAAATAGTTTGGATAGCTTTCAACGTCAAAGATTAGCGTTCTATCGCCACCCGTTAACAATTCTTCAAGCGTAAAAAGTTCATATTCCTTTGCAGGTGGAATAGGACTAGACGCCAACCGGGCAAGCCGGTCAGCGCCAGTTTCTTTATTAGCTCGCTTGGCCCTATCGGGGCGGGAATTGTCGAAAAAGATCATTCAAACACCTAAGCGAAGCAAAGGAAAGCCGTTGCTTGTGTGGCCACTTATGCCGATAAAAAACGGTTCGCCTGCAACAATCTTTTCAATTTCTTCAGCCGAAAACTTCCACATTGTCACCATGAAACCATGACCTTCAATTTCAAGGTCAGCAACCGAAAGCGTTAAGCAAGGCCCGTGTTTTTCTTCATTCCAACCTTCAGGCGGGCCAAAAAATTTGCTTTCATCTGAAAGGCGCAAATTTTCCATTAGTTTGCACTCCAACCGGCGTTAGGGTCAACGGCTTCAGCTTCTTCAACCGTTTGGTCATACTGGCCAACGGCTTCAGGTTCAGAAGCGTCATATTCAGTGACAATAGCCTTAAGGCCCATGATTGCGCCGCGAACGGGATTTTCAGCGGTTCCACCAAAGAAAAAAGCCCGGTCAGCGTAGCTAGTCAAGTCAATTTTGGAAGCATAGGGCGCAACCGTTTTGATTAGCTTGCCGTTGAACTTCTTGCCGCCTGTTAGCCCCTTAACCGGGAATTGAGCGCCAACGCCGTCATTATCGTGTGACATTACCTTGTTTTCAGCAAAGGTAACATAACCGTCTTCATTGAAATGTGAAACGGCTTCAATTGCTTCAAACAATTCACCGTTTGTTTCCGTTGGCACACTCGCCACATTCAACACGGCGTTAATGTCTGGCCACTTGTCTGCATAACATTGCGTTTTAATCCAAGCGCCACCTTCAAACCAAAACGTCACGCTTGAAACTTGGGTTTGGTCAGCATTCCAACTGAAGCCAAAACCCGTAAGCGGCTTGGCTTGCTTGGCGATTGCAGCCGCAAAAAGCTTTGAAACAACCATAGCGGGCGGCAAGTTGACGCCGTGCCAGTGCTGAAGGATTGCCGCCCCGTTCGTTCCCGTGCAAGTGTTGGCTTCAAGCAACAAGCTTGCTTCAATCACTCTTTCAGCGGCTTCACTGGCCAGAACGCCACAAACCTTGAAAGTTTCTTTGATAATATCGCCAATTTCGCAAATCATGGGGTCAGGCTGACACGGCGGCAATTCTTCAGGCTGAAGGCACTTCACAAGAGCGCGCAACTTGTCACCCTTAACGCTAATTTGCGCGCTAGGAGTTTCAGAAATGGTTAAAGTCTTGCCACACCGATTAAGGGCAATCTTGAACTTGTCCAATTGTGGGCAAAGTGTCAGTTCTTCAGCGATAGGATAACCCGCCGCAATCTGACCGTTGAACGTTACCGCCATTTTATCGACAAGTTTAACGTAACGTTGCCAAGGCTGAAAGTCAGCCGTTCCAACGCTAACGAAGTCAAGAGCTTCAACAAGTGGCGCTGAAGCTGCTGGCTTCTTTGGGCGACCGCGCCCCGTTCCTTTTGCAGCCATTTCTAAAGGTTCCTTTCCATTACAAACAAGGGTAAATTCAAGCAAGCGGCTAGGCGCTGGCCTTGGTTCTAACTTATCAAGCTGGCTAAGTCTAGCTCTTTCAGCGTCAACTTTAGAGCGAGCTTCAACGCGAATTTTGCGAGTTTCGCCGTTGAAGGTCAGCCAATGAAGCTTAGCCCAATCCATTAAAACGGAATGTCATTAAGTTCAAACCAATTGCAGCCAAACGCAATGATATGCGCGGGCGGGCGTTGCCGTTGGTTCGCGTTGCAAACTTCTTCTTTTACGCTGAACTTTTCACAATTGACGCAACATTTCGTAACGCGGGTCATGTGGTTATCAACCAACTTGGCCAACGCCCTAAGCGAAGGTTCATCATAAGAATGAGCGTTAGAAGCCATAGCCTAAAATCTCCGGCGTTTGTTTGTTGACCCAAACGTTTATAGTTTGTGGCTGTCTAAGTTCATGCGCGATTGCAAGAACTTCAGCGTTTGAATTAGGACAATCGCTTTCCCAAGTCGGTTGAATAGTTTGGTAATGATAACGTTGACGGAACCAATCGCGGGATTTATGCTTAAAGAAACGAACAGTGCTTTCAACTGAAATGTATTCAAAGAAAGTGCGAAGCCCACAAAAATAAGCAACTTTGATGCTATCGCGCCCGCTTGTTTTAGACGTATGGACGACCATAACAACGCGGTCAACTTTGTAAATTTCCACTTGCGGCAAGTCTGACCTGATTAAAGCCAAATCTGAAGCTTTAGAGCTAAGCTTTTCCTTGAATGTAAATTCAGCCCCGCAAGCAATGCAAACGCGGGCGCTCGCGTGGTTGTAAGTTCCGCATTCTTCACAAATCCTAACCGGCGCGTCACCAGGCGGGCCTTTGCCCTTTTGCTTGGGAACAACCGGGTCATTGATTGGCCCTAGCCGCCGCGTGTTGCCAGCGAAGTCAAGAACCAAACAGTCAGTTTTAACGAAGCCTTCAAAGCGAGCCAATCTAAGGCGGTCTTCATGCTTCACCTTAAACCAATCAAACGGGCGCGTTCCCCTGCCAAGCATTTGCACCCATAGGCCGGGTGACATAGTGGGGCGCATCATGGCGATTAGATCACAAGCCGGATGGTCAACGCCGGTTGTTAGGCTGTTCATGTTGACAGCGGCGCGAACCTTGCCAGTTTGCCAAAGCTCTAAAGCTTCGTCATTTTGCGTTTGTGTTTTCTTGGAGTGAATGCAAACCGTTGAAATGCCAAAAACGTTGTTCAACATTTCAGCAATGTGTTCAGCGTGTTCAACCCCTGAAGCAAAAATTAGCCAAGAACGCCGGTCAAAGCCAGCTTCAACCACTTCAGACAAAGCGGCAAAAGTAACTGTTTCTTTGTCAACAGCGTCTTGCAACTGGTTTTGGGCGAACTCGCCTTTAGACATTCCAACGTTTGAAACGTCTAGTTCAGTTTTGGTTCGCTTTGGTATAACAGGCGCAAGGAAGCCTTCAGCCATTAGACGGTTAAAACCGTCAATTGTGCAAAGATTATAAGCAATGTCAGTAAAAATAGGCCCGTTGGTCATACAACCAAGACCAAGCCTATAAGGCGTTGCAGTCAAACCAATGACTTTAAGATAAGGGTTGATGTTTGGGCTATTAGGGCTGACGCCTTTAACGCCAAACATTAGTTCTTCAATAAACTTAAGGTAACTTGTGTCAGCGTTTTGACTGACTAAATGCGCTTCGTCAATAATCAGCAAATCGCGCCGCCCAAACATGGGAAACTTGCCAACGCAACTTTGCACACCGCCAAACGTTATAGGCTGCATAGTGTCGCGAACGCCAAGCCCCGCGCTATAAACGCCAAGCGGAGCCAATGGCCAAAGCTGGCGCATTTTGTCAGCGTTTTGCTTGATTAGTTCTTTAACATGGGTGGCCATAAAAATTCTTGTGCCTGGGTGGCGTTGCATCGCTCGCCGCACAAATTCACCAATGACAACGCTTTTGCCCGTGCCGGTTGGCAGGCAAACAAGAGGGTTAGCCCTGACTGGCTTGCCGTCAGCGCCCGTGCCGCCGTGCGTGTCAAAATAGTCAAAAAGGCTGTCAACCGCTTCGTTCTGATAATAACGAAGTTCAAGCGGTGGCCCGCCGTTATGGCCAATTCCAGTCACTTCAAGCAATCCTTGACCAAAGGTTACAACCTTCAATTATAACTTCACGCGGAATGATTGCGTTGTGTTGCGGGTGTTGGCAATGCCAATTTGCGTCTTCAACTGGAAAAGCGTATTTGCAAGAGCGGCAATTTTTTGTGGGCATTTCGTCACGGTGGCAAAGACCTGCAAACGTGCAATACTTACAATCAAAGAAAGTTTCAGTCATTGCGATTTTAGACGGGCGAACTTGACTAAACACAATGCTTTCAGCTTTACGAAACAAATCGTCAGCTTGGTTCCAATCAAGTTCAACAATTTCAAAATACAATTCATCTGTTTCTTTATTGACAGCGCAATAAAGCCCCCAAGTGAAGCTATAGGCTCGCCCATAGCTACACATTTGACGGTAATGTTGGGGCTTTGACTTTTGCACGCCTTGGCCACCAGCGCGAGCGCCAGGGGCGTCAATTTGCGTGTAATGCGGCTTTGGCCCCGCCAACTTGGCAAAGCTCTTTTCGTTATGGGTCTTGAACTCGCCAAGCCAAATGATATGGTCAACAGGTATGTTGTAACGTTCCGGCGGTTTCATCATGGCGTCAAGCGAGCCGCCAAAGTGGCCTTTTGCCCCAAGAATGCGGTATTGCTTCTTAGTTACCGGGTCAAATTCTCGCACTTCAAAGCCAATGCCCACAAGCCAGCGAACGAAACGCTTTTCTTCTTCATGGCCGCGATTAAACAGGCGATACATGCGCCCGCTAAATTCTTCAAACTTCAGCCACCTGAACACGTTCCAAGCGTAGGCTTGGCAGTCATGGCCAATGATAGAAGCGCCCAAGTGCGTTCTAGGGTCTTCTTCAAATTCTTCTTTAGAAAATTTGTCAATGTCAGCTTGCATTTGCAAGACAAGCTTTTTGCGCTCCAAGTGATTACTTAGATCAATCATTTTCAAGTTTCCCGGTTCTAGGTAGAAGTCTGGAAAGCGGCTTAATGTTGCCAGACTTCAACTTAGAACCGGGCTAAGAGTTACCCTAGCCCGGTTCTTCAGCGGTTAACGCTGACCCCATGCGCCAGGGCCACCAGCGGGCGCACCGCCCCAACCCGCGTTGCCGCTAGGCTGTTGCTGCTGACCGCCCCAACCGGGATTGCCGCCTTGCGGCTGGCCTTGGTTGGCAGGAGCGCCACCCCAACCGGCGTTGCCCTGCTGACCTTGGTTCTGTTCAGGCTGGCCACCGCCCCAACCCGCGTTGTTCTGGTTGGGCTGTTGAACGTTGTTGTCAATCGGCGGCTGACCGCCCTGACCCTGCTGACCGCCCCAAGACCCTTGAGCCTGAACACCACCAGCGGGCGGCGTTACCGGCTGTTGCTGCTGCTGTTGAACTTGCGGCCCCGCGCCAGCCTTGCCGGGTTCGTTCCCGTTGATGTCAAAAATCGCCTTGATTTCAACATAGCCGTTGGGGTTGGGTTCCTTCTGAAGCCCAACTTCAAACATAAAAGGAATGTTGTGAAGTTCAGCCGTGTCATTGAACTGAAACTTGTTCAGAACGTGACAATAAGCCGAAAGCTGCTTGTTGGCGATTTCAACAACCTTGGGGTTCGTGTGGTGAAGGTTCAAGCGGTCAGTCTGTTTCTGACCTGCAAGCGGGCCTTCAATCGGCGTAAGGTCAAACGCCAGATAACCGCCCGTGACAACACCATTCTTTTCAGTGTTGTCAGTGTAGGAATTGACGATAACGCCCTTATACTTGCCAGGAGGCAAGCCACCAGCGCCGCCATATTGCGGCGTGTGCTGTTGTGCGTTGAACGAATATGCAACCATTTCGCTTAATCCTTCTGTTGTGTTGTTGCGTTTGCAATAAGCCACGGCATAAAAAATTTGTTCAGATTGCCAAGCCAGCCGCTTTGCTAGGCGCTCCAAGTCTATTAGCGTTTCCCTTTCAGTTACGTCAAGGGCTTTTTCCCTGAACTTGGTTGCACAACGTGACATTATGCAACATTGTAAACTTCAAAGGCTTCAAGCCCTTTAGCTTCACGCCAAGCCACCATTTCGCGGGAAACGTCACAAGCTGAAGCCAACTTTTCAGCACTGGCTCGGCTGGAAGGGTCAACGCGATATTTGTGGGCAGGGTCAACAATCAAATCAGCGTGAATGCTAACCGCGCTTGCCGTGTCACCCTTACGAATTGCAGCCCACAAGGCGACCAAATGCGCGGCGAGCGGGTCGCGACCGCGCAAAATAAAAACGGGTTCGCCTTCTTCAAGCTCGCTTGCCAAACCTGGCAAAGTTTGCTGTTCATTCATTTCAAATGCTCCTGTTATAAAGGTCAATGCCTGAATTTTTATAGATTGCATCCGCTAAGTGGTTCCAACTGTTAGCGGGCGAGCCAGGGGCTTTAGGGTCAGGAATGGCAATTAAGCCGGTCATGTTGTAACGATTTTTAGCAACCCAAGCGGGCTTGCGGTCAACCGCCAACATTCGCCCTTGATTGGAGCTAACGCCCTGTTGCAAACCTTGGTTCTTGTCGTTTTTGACAACAAACATGGGTTCATGCAAAAAGCCAATCATGTCAGCCCATTGCGTGACAAACTCGCGCTGACCATAGGTTTTGGCATTCTTGGGAGAATATAACAACAAATCCCAAGTGTGAAATTCGCCGTGCGCCGGGTCAAGCACCATTGAAGCGAAAACGTGACAAGTTACAATGACGTTAATTCCGCCATGAACTGCCAATTCATCCATATAGCGCGCCCAAACTTGGAAGTTTTGGAGCGAAACAGAATAGGCTTTGCCGAAAGCCCCGTGTGCTGTTGCCATTGTCAAGCCGGTTTTGTTGCCAGCCTTATAAGTTGGGTCAGTGCGAACGGTGAAGTCATCACACATTCTTTCAAGAGCCGTGCCGCTATCCCAAATCAAGCTTGACCCTCTAGCGAGTTGGCCGCGCATAGCCTTAGTTCGCAATTCCTCGCAAAGCTGCAACACTTGTTCCCATGTTTCAATCTTGGGAGTTTTAGGAACCGTCATTGTTGCATAGCCAAGCTCACACGGCACAAGCAAAGCGTTTGGAGCGCCACAAGCCAAAGTTGTCTTGCCGCTTCCTTCAGCGCCAGCAATAACAATCCGCTGACCTTGATTAAGCGGCAACCCGCTTGTTACGTTGTCCAAAATGCCAGCCACGTTAAGACCCCCAACCTTTAGCAGCCGAAAAAGTCGGCGCTTTGTTTCCGTCAAGCTTGACGCCAACGCCTTCAAGTTCAAGAACCTTATAGTCAGGGTGAACCGTCAAGTAACTATCGCCTAGCTTGTCGCTAATGCGGAGAAAGCCGGAACCTGTCTTTATGAAGACTTGCACGCCACGGCTATAAAGGTCAACTTGCGCCTGAAAACCTTTAGGCTTTCTGACAATCGCAACGCCGCCTTCAATTTTGTTAAAAAGCTGCATTGTTAGGCGCTCCAAGGTTCAAGAGCGTTAGCCGGGTAAATTTGCACGCTTCCCGGTTCAAACTCGCTTTCGATAGCATAGCCGATTGGCGTTAAAGTTGTCGAATAATAGCCAACAACTTTGCCATGCCAGTTAGAACCGCTTTTCTTTTTAAGCCGCGTGCCTATTTTCCAACAACCTAAAGGCGTTTCAAGTTGCATAATTATTTGCCCTTTGGTTCTTCAAAAGCCAATTGAGGCGAAGCGGGCTTGATAGTCAACAGCGGGTCAATCAAGTCAAGCATTTGCTTTTGCAAGTCGTCATTGCTGTCAAGCTTTTCATATTCGCTAGCGCTGATTTCAGGCTTCCACTTAATCAAGCGTTCGCACAAAAGTTCAGCTTCAGCGCCCATTGCGCAAAGCTTTTCTTCAAGCTCGCGAACCTGAACGTCAACGCCAACCTTCTTGCCTTCGTCGTCAATCTTGTCTTTGTCGCCCAAGGTGTAAGTCAACCCATGCACAAGCTTGACGTTATAGCCGCCGTTCAAAGCATAGCGTTGCGTTCCCTTGCGCGGCGAAGGAAACAAAGTCTTGGTGACTTTCGCCCGCGCTTCAGCTTCAAAGCTCTTGGCGTTGTCAAGGGAAGCCTTGCCGTCAAGCCAAGCCTGAATTTCTTTGTCGCGCCGCAAAACAAATTCTTCAGGGCTTTCAATAGGCGCGGCGGTGCTTTCAACCGCGACTTCAACAGGCGGGTTGTTATGGCCCATTGCGGGCCAACCTTCATTGTTCATGGGGAAAACTCCAAGTTGCCCAGTTGCCAGCGTGTTAGCTGCTGACCACACTTAGGCATGACAGGGGCGAACGGTCAAGCTAAAATAATATCTTGACGGCAACTTTTTTGACCGGCAACTAGAGCGCGTAGGCGTGTGCCACTCCTATCTAAATCGGGCAATCCCATGAACTCTATTTTACATAAGCTTGTCTTTGATTTGCTTGCCGAAACCGGCCCTGACCATTGGCGAAAAATCACTGAAGAAACAGGGCTTAAGTTTTCTTGGATTAGGGCTATAGCTGAAGACCGCATTCCCAACCCGTCAGCCGTTCGCCTGGAAGCCTTATATAAAGGACTGACCGGCAAACAGATTGAATTTAAGCGGTGAAGTTTGTTGTTGGCTATAACGTCAGGCGCGAAAGCGAACTGAACAAAGGCGGGGTTTACCTTGTTTATGCTTGGACTACTTGCATTTACATTGGCAGAACAGCTTGGTTTTCTCGCCGTCTTTACAATCACAATCATCATAAAGAATTTGTCAAATTGGGGGTTACTCATGTTGAACTTGTTGAATGCGAAGTTGGCGACAACAACAGCACTAACCATTTTGGCGATTTGGAACGCGAATTAATTGCTTTGCACAAGCCTATATTAAATTACATTCCGGTTAAGGTTCGCGTTTAATGTCTTTGCTAAACAACATTCCGCAAGAAATGCGCGCTTACAATCAATGGATTGTTTGGCGGCTAGAGGAAAAGCCAGGGACAACAAAGCCCACAAAGGTTCCCTACATTGCGCGCCCGAATGCTGGCAAGGCTAGCGTTACTGACCGCAACACTTGGGTTAGCTTTGAAGACGTTTTGAAAGCGCCTTTGACTTGCGTTGGCGTTGTGCCTTGGGATTATCAGAACGACAGGCCAAGCCAGCCGGTTAGCGAAACTGGCTTTAGTGGTGTTGGCTTTGTCTTCACTCCTGAAGACCCATTTACCGGAATTGACCTTGACGACACACACGGCGATAAAGAAGCCTATGAACGTCAGCTTAAAATCTTTCACGAATTTGCAAGCTATAGCGAGCTAAGCCCTAGCGGTAACGGCGTTCACATTATCGTCAAAGGCAAATTGCCACACGGGCGGCGGCGTGCTGAAATTGAAGTGTATTCCGCTGAACGCTATTTTACCATGACCGGCAACGTTCAACGGCTCGCGCCCATTGAAGAACGCCAAGAGCTTTTGCAATTGCTGTTTGACCAAATGGGCGGGGCTGCAAACGTTCACACTGTTATTGAAGACAAAGAACAAAAGCACAGTGACGAAGAAATTATTGCTATGGCGGCTGGCGCTGCTAATGGCGATAAGTTCAGCGCGTTGCATCGCGGCGAGTGGCAAGGGTTTTATCCAAGTCAATCTGAAGCTGACATTGCTTATGTTGACATAATCGCCTTTTACACGCAAAACCTAGAACAAATCCGCCGTCTGTTTCGTGTTAGTGCTTTAGGTCAAACCCCTAAAGACAACTATGAACACCGGGGCGACCGGGCGGCTTATGTTGAATACATGGTTCGCAAAAGCTTTGACCGTCAATTGCCTAAAGTTGACGCTGAAGGCTTGCGCTTGCTTATGGCTAAAATGATGGCTGACGGCGCGGCGGTGGAACCGGGCAGAAACACCGCCGCGCCGGATGTTGGAGGAAAGGAACTCGACAACACCGCCCCAACGGCTAGCACGTTTCCCCCTGGCCTGCTAGGACAGGTGGCGCAATTTATTTTGGACGTATCGCCGCGCCCCGTTCCCCAAATTGCCCTAGCTGGCGCAATCGCGCTTGTGTCTGGCATTTGTGGGCGAGCCTATAACGTCAGCGGAACCGGCCTTAATCAGTATGTCTTGCTTATGGCCACCACTGGCACCGGCAAGGATGCAATCGCGCTTGGCATTTCAAAGCTAATGCAATCGGTCAGTCAAAGCGTGCCAGCCGCTAAAGATTTCCTTGGCCCTGGCGAGTTGGTTAGTTCCGCTGGCTTAATTAAATGGATGGATAAAAAGCCAGCCGTCATAAGCGTGCTAGGTGAAATTGGCATTATGATGCAACAAATGGCTAGTGTGACAGCCAACACCCATCTTAAAGGGCTGCAAAGAACGCTGTTGCAAATGTATTCCAAGAGCGGTCAGGGTAACACTTTTGACCCTTCGGCCTATTCAGACAAAGAAAAAAACACCGGCTTCATTCATAGCCCAAGCTTGACGATTGTTGGCGAGACAGTGCCACACACGTTCTATGAAATGCTTGATGATAGCATGATTGCAAGCGGCTTGTTGCCCCGCTTTCTTACGTTTGAATACACTGGCGAGCGCGGCTATTTGGTTGAAGGGCGCGAAAGCGTGCAACCTAGCTTTAGCTTGACACAACAGTTGGCCGATTTGTGCGGCATGGCTTTAACGCTCGCCCATAACGGAAACGTTCATAACGTGCCGCTTGATGCTGAAAGCCAGAAAACTTTTCGCGAATTTGACCATTGGACAACTGACCAAATTAACTTGGCCAAGAACGAAACGCTAAAGCACCTTTGGAACCGCGCCCATTTGAAGGCGCTGAAGCTTGCCGCTGTTTGCGCGGTTGGCATTAATCCGACACACCCGCTAATCACAATAAATGAAACAATGTGGGCGACCAAGATTGTTGTTGACCAAACTGAAAAATTGATTGGCCGGTTTGAAGCTGGCGAGACTGGTTCGCAAATTGGCAATGAAGTCAGCCAAGTTAACGAAATTATCAAAACCATCGGCACAACGGTTAACAGCCCGTTTGAACGCTTTTCTAAATATGGTGACACTGAAGAAATGCACCGTGACGGCGTTGTGTCTTATTCCCACATTAGCCGCCGCGTTATAGCTATGGCTTGCTTTCGTCAGGATAGGTTTGGGGCGACAAACGCGATTAAGCGGGCTATCGCTGGCTTGATTGACAATGACGAATTACGCGAGCTTCCAAAAGCTCAAATGCAAGCCAAATATGGCAGGGCTGCTAAAGCTTATGTTGTCGCAATGCCCTTGCGCTTTGTTGAAGCTGCTAAGCGCGCCGCTGCAAAGGCGGAAAAGAAGGGGAATTAAAAATAGGGGCGTTTTTCGCGTATAATGGGATATAATGGATATAATTTTGCTAAGTGTTTGATTTCATTACGTTATAACGCATATAATGCGTATAATGCTATTTTACCACATATACCCCCTGACATAAAAATAGCCTTATTATTTTATTTCAATTCCTTGATTTTTAAAATCGCCTATTTAGCTTTTATGCTCTTGGTATTATATTTATTATATTATTATATTTTTATCAAAAACCCTAGGAAAACCGCCA